GCGCGTTCCGCTCGTTCGTTGACTTTCGATCGAGCGCACGCTGCCGGGCATCCGCCTCGGCCTGCGCGGCTTCGTTGGCTGCGTCGGCCTGCGCGTCGGCGGCGTAGATCGACGTGGCGGTGGTGCCTACCGCGAGTGCGATGTAGGCGTAAGTAGCTAGGGTTCCGGATTCTACTGCCATGGTGGCTTAGGGTGAACTTTTGGTTTTGGCACGGACCGCCAGAATGGTCATCGGATAGGGGCCGGTTTGCCTCACCGAGATAGTTGGTTTCCGTTTCCATGTCGAGTTGATAGTGCATTGGGCGTCTCCCGACACCAGCGGGGCCGGGGAGGCGTCTTCGATCCTGTCAATCCCAATCTCCACCTTCGACCAGCTGGTAGCTACCTTGGGGGTCATGCTCATTTCCATGCCCAGCGAATTGCGGAAGCGGATGATGGCTTCCGTGACCGCGCCTTTCATGCCGATCACGCCGGATTCCAGTGGCATCGTCGTGATTAGCGAAGTGTAGGGGAGACCTACGATCGCGTTGTTCACAACCCGACCATTGTTGAGGACGATCTTGCCATCCGCGACAGTATAGGGGCCAAGGTCTTCACCGTCACCATAGACTTGGACCTGCATGCCTTCGAGGTGGCTGAGACCAAGGATGGTGTTGAACGTCTGTCCGATGGTGTTGACCTGCTGGACGAAGCTATCGAGGAACGTGAGGTTGGGCATGTCCATGTCCTCCTCGCGGCGAAGCATGTCCGGGGTCATCCATTCGATGAACCGGCCATTGGAGCGTTCGACCACGGCGTAAAGGTCGTCGTCCTCCAGCCGACCGGTGCAGGTTGCGGCGGATTCGATGTATCCTTCGGTGATGAAGCGGGACCAGCCGACCACGTTCTGCGCACGTTCATACGTGAGGATCGCGATCTGGCCACCGACCGTCAGGTAGAGCGTCGAGTCCGGCGCGTCCCCCGACTCCATCTGGACGACACCACCTCGGGTGATGTGGCTAGCCAGCTGGGTGAGGTCCACATTGGTGTATCCACCATACTCCACGGAGCCACCGACTAGTTCCTGAATCTTCCGTCCTTTCGACTGGAGGAACAGCACGTTGTTCTGGATCGGCACACCGGGAATACCCTCGGCCACACCATGCCGGATGTTCCGGTTGTTGGCGTTGTTCTCCGGTGTGACGGACATGCCGTTCGGCGAGCTGATCGCCCAGATACCGGACGTGGTGCCGACCAGCAGCGAAAGGTGGCTGACCAGCCAGAGGACCGATTCGTATTCCGTCGCGTCGGTCTCGAAGCTCATGCCATCATCAGCCAGCGTGCCTTGGGTGAAGTCGAACGGTTTCCGCGTGCGGCTTGCCCATACTGTCTGGGTGCGGGCTTTCGATCCACCGAACCAGAGACGTTTCTGGTGGAAGGTGCAGGTCTTGGCGTAACCGTTCTTCGGATTGAACGCATCCTCATACCATTCGGTCGTGGCACCAGCGGACTCGAATTTCCGTTCCACCTGCCCTTGGACTTGGGTGGGGGTCGAATAGGTGTCGATCCGGAAGATGCCATAGGTGGTGACGGACAACGTGGTGAAATTGATCTTGGTGTCCATCCGGTTGTCGTCGAGGTCGAGCATGATGACACGCATCTGCGCGTTGGCGTCGAGGGTCTCGCTATCTTGGACAAGGAAATTCTTGTCGTTGTTCGACTGGCAGGTCTTGATTGGATTCCAAGTCACACCGTTGTCGTAGCTACGTTCGATCACGAACGTGCCCCGCCATGTGCCGGAGGTCTCGAAGCTCCACGCTCCACGGACCGCACGCGCCGGGACGACGATCGCCCCTTGGTCGAAGTGCTGGGGATACTGGTCAGGATCAGTGAGACCCGGATCATAGTCACCACCCACGCCGTTGTAGGCCGAATAGGTGCGCCAGAACTCGCGGTTGCCGACCGGAATCAGACCGGCATACTTGCCGACGTTCCGGAGGAAGTTCGAGTCCTTGCGGATGACCTTGCCGATCGGGTAGTTGCCGGTGGTCGGGTTGAACGTGGGGATGCTTCCGAGCGATCCGAGTTCGGTTTCCGGTGTGGTGCGGTATGGCTCCTCGGGCCGGATGTTAGCCAGCCGGAGCCGGGTGCCAACCCATGCAGAGGAGAAGATGGGCGCACTGGCATTGATGTAGCCGAACGCATTCAGCGCCGTGACCGTAGGGGTCAGGGAAACCGGGTTCTCGGTCTCATAGACCTCCCACACACGCTCCTGCCATGGGAACGGGGTGATGACCCATGTGTCGTTCGGGTTGCGGAGAATCGTGTGCGTCTCCACGTCGCCATGGGTGACAATGATGCGGTCGATCCGCTGCGCGAAATGCAGCGCCATGATCTGGTCCTCGGTCCATGGGGTGGTGTATTCCTGCACCAGAGCGAACGTCGGGTCGATCGTGACACCGATGGCTGGCTGGGTGGACAGGAAGTTGCGCCATGAGAGGACTTCCCAAGGATAGTCCACCTGCTGGTTGGCGAAGTAGAACTCCACGTTGACACCACCACGGCGCACGACGATCACCCAGACGGTGCCGTTGTGGCTGACTTGGATCGCGTGCGAGCTGGCACCGAACGATCCGCCGCCACCCGTGGACCAAGCTAGCTTGCCGTTGATCTGGTTGGCTTGGATAACGTCGAGGTTGGCGATCGATCCCTGTGTGATGCCCGCCATGGTGAGCTTCGCGGTGGCGGGGTTGTTGATGAGCAGCTTGCCGTTGCGGATCACACGCATCTTGAGGTGTGAGAACTCCATGGTATAGCCTTGCTCGGCGGAGAACCGAAAACCCTTGAGACGGGACTTGCGGTTCTGGTCATAGACTGGTGCCACCTTGCGGAAACCGGCACGGCGGGTCACACCGCCGACGCGGAGGACACGCACATTTTCAGCGGTCTCCAAGCCCATCTGGACTTTCTGGAGGTCGATACGACCGGCCATGTCATCGGACATTTCACCGGCATTAAGTGAGAATTTGGTCAGGTCCATAAATCAAGGGGTGTGTCCGTAAGGGTCGCGTGCGTAGCCAGCGCCGGACCGGCGCGAGCGGAGGGATGGGGAGCCAGCCAGACGGGTTCCTTGGTCGCGGAAACCATTTTCGCCGGAGTTGTCTTGAACGGAGTCATAGAACTGCGCGTTGGGCAGATCGTTCCGTTCATAGATTTCCAACATGCGTGCGGCCATGGCCGGGTTGTCGGCGAGGGCACCAGCGATGTAGTGGGCCATCAGACGGGCGACGGCAGCTTGGAAGTGGGGGGTCCACTTCGCCGGGTCTTGGTTGTCGAAGATATACTCCAGACCGATGTATTCATCATTGGACCAGATTTCACCGGACATGATCTGGAAGTGATCGATCTGACCAGTATAGGGTGGGTCAATGCCATCGACCGGCGGACCGCCACGGTGGAGCTTCATCGTGCGGATATGATCCTCCGGCAAGTAGTGGGAGAACCGGAACGGGCCGAACAGGACGGCAGCGGGGTTGCGGGTGAGGATGGCCGCTTTCTTGGCGAAGCTCCAGCGGTGCGCGGCGAGCGTCACCTTGCGGGCTTGGTCATAGAACTCGGCGCAAAGACGGACGAGCGCATTGGATTCTTGGGCGGCTTGGTCCAGCTGGGTGATGCGCCGGTCGCCGATGTGGGCAAGGGCGGTGTTGCAGATTTGAACAGGGTCCATGTTGGTGGCTAGCTAAATGAAAAAGGACAGGGAAAGCAAGCTCTCCCTGTCCTCCCGACTATCAACGATACATCCAATGAAACTTACTCGGCGCGGACACCAACGATGTTGAATCCGATGGTTCCGGATGGGAGAGCGCCACCAGCCTGCTCCAAGAACAGGTAGCGACGTTTCCGGGACGCCGGAATAAATTGAGGGATTTGGTTCTGCGGGAACGTCGGAGCATTACCGGAGCTGCGGGTGAATGTGCCGATGTCATACGACTCATACTCCGAGCCGGTCGATCCGGTTGGGTCCGTGGTCACATAGATGTTGTGGGTGGTGCCATTGAAGTGGCCACCAACAACATTGAAAAGACCGGGAATGAGAGCGACACCAGACGGGATTTCGTCGAGGATGATCCTGTCACCAGTAGTTCCAGCCGGGGTTTGACCGGTGCCGTTACCAACGATGACGAGGGCATGCTGGAAGTGGAGTTTGCCACTGACGCCATGAGCATCAGGGAGAATTTTACCGGCATTACCGGCAGCGAGTTCCTTGAGGTATTGGGTGTTGGACTTGGTAAGAGCCATGGTATTGATTTTCTGTTTGGGGTTCAGGGAGGGCGGCTGGGGTTAGCCAGCCGCCCCGGTGAGGGTTAGACCGACTCGTCGGCCTTGATGATGACGACACCCTTCTCTTCGAGGCGGGTAGCGCCAGCGGTGAACTTGAACCGGATACGGTCGCCACCGGTGTCGCGGTCGCGCCACACGTCGGTCTCGGCCTTTTTCCAGTCGCCAAGGACGACCTTCGACTTGAGCCACATCGGGATGTCTTGGATGTTGCCGGTCTTGCGTTCCTTGAGTCCGGTGGTGACGAGCAGCTTGACACCGAAGAAGGTTTCCAAGATGCCGGTGTCGAAGGGTTTGCCGCCAGTGAACGAACGGAAGTCCGAGCTGGTGACAATGGCTTCGTTCCACAGGTTGAGGAGCGACTTCGGCGAAGCAGCGAGGCAGAGCTGGTCGGGACCGTCGAGGACGGAATCCTGACCCCACGCATCGTTCTCCATGAAGATGCGGACACCTTCACGAATCTTGCGGGCGGTCAGACCGGTGTTGGCACCAGTGATGTTGACGGCGACGATCTGGCTGGATGGGAGAGCGATGGTGGACATCGCTTCTTCCGCACCGGCACCGATGGTAGCGGTGTCGAGCATACCAGCGAAGATGATGTCTTCCATCTTGCGCTCACCGGCTTCCATCAGACGCTTCGCGGCCTGCGGCATCGGAACGCCAAGGCGGTCGAGCTTCCAGCCGTCGTCTTCGTCGAATTTGACCTTCTGGTTGAAGGATTTTGGGAACATGAACCGACGAGCGGTAGGCAGTTCGATGGCTGGCTTGTTCTCGTGACGAGCGGTTTTCTCTTCGAGTTCAAGTTCACCATACTGCTCAACCGTGTGATAGCGACCGGAGGCGGTGCCGTCGTAGGTGATGTAGGGCTTGAGGGCGTTGTGCTTCTTCGAAAGAAGAGCGTTCCATTGTTCGCCGTAGGAAATACGTGCGTGTTCGTGCGGGGTCATTGGGGTGTTGGGGTAAATTTGGGGTTGAAGAATTAACTCCATCCTAGCTGGTTCCGGTTGACTCCCTTGCGGGTTTGCCAACCCTACCTTTCGGAAGGGTCGCCACTGTCATTGAGTCCGGAACGGTTTCCCAACAGCACGTAAGCTGGCTAATGTGTTGTCACAAGTTAGCCAGTCTGGCAACAGGAAAATGAAAAATAAAAACCCCCGCCGGGAAAGGGACCGGCGGGGGTTAGGGTGCGGGGCAGCGTTGCGGGGAAATCAGCGTTGGGCGGACTCCGAAATCAGGCGGTTATACTCGGCCTGCGCATGCGCGTGCTGCGCATGGGAGGCGTCATAGAATGCCGCATGGAGCGGGTGTTTGTCATCACTGAGGATGTTCCGTGCCAGCTGGAGTTTGCCCTCGGCGGTCTGTCCCTCCGGGGAGAGGTTGAGTTCCTTGAGGGTGCCGGGTGAAATCTTCTCGTGAATCTTGGACAGGGAAACCACCAGCGTGGGGTTGCTGATAAGGTCGTCCTTGGTAAGATTCAACCCAAGCAGGTCGTGGGCCGCTTGGGCGTTCGAGACGGTGCGATCGAAGTTGGCATCGCCAACCGCTTTCTTGATCTCGGCCTTGGAGGTTTCGATCCGGGTGAAGTCAGCGGTCTTGAATGCCGCAGCTTCCTTGCCAGCCTGCTCGATCTGGAACGCCACCATCTTCGACATGACCGCAGGGTCGATGCCGTTCTGGATGCCATACTGAGCAGCTTGTTCAAGCAGCTCTTTCGGCAGGACGACTCCCTCGGGGAGAGACTTTTCATCCGGCAGACCCAGCTTGCCAAGGTAGCCAGCGGTGTCCTTCGGAATCTCCACGGTGCCGCCCTTCTTGAGCGTGTCGTTCTCCTGCGTGAGCCGGTTGATGGTAGCCGTCGCTTCGTTCGCGGATTTCACCATGTCCGGGAAATTCTTGAACGTGAGGTTTTTCGCCTCGTCGCCGAAGTTGGATTGCCAGCCATCGGCGAACGTATAGTCGGCTCCCATGAAGGAAGCGCCGGTCGCACCGGTAGCGCCAGTGGCTCCGGTTGCGCCGGGAGCTGGACCAGTGGCTCCGGTTGCGCCGGGAGCTGGACCAGTGGCACCGCCGCCGGGTTCAGGCTCGGGTGAACGGAGGACGTTGAGGAAGTGGTTGAAACGATTGGGGTTCATTGGATGTATCTGGTCGGTATAGCCGGGGTTAGTTCACTCCCTTCAAGCGACCGGCATATCGCTTGCGGAAAATTTCAGGGTCCATGTGTTCGCGGGCGTGTTCGACGAACGCAGGGGTCAGGTCGCCAAGGTTGCCGTCCTGCTCCGGGTAGCCAGTCAGATCGACCGCATCGGCAAAGCGTTCCGGCAGGCGCTCGGTGGTGAGGGTGTGTTCGCGGAGCTTCCGGTTCTCGTCATTGAGACGGGCGTTCTCACGCTGGACTTCACCCAGCTCGTGGCGGAGGTCGGCGATGATCTGCTTGTCGGACTTCTTGGTCTCCTTCACCTCGGGGACAACTGGCTCGGTCACGACCGGCTCGGTCACGACTGGCTCGGTCACGACTGGCTCGGTGATGGTTTCCTCGGGCGGAGCTTCGTCCTTGGAATTGGTGCCGGTCAGGATGCGTTGAACTTCGGTCTCCACGCTGCCGGAGTATTTCTGGAACTCGTCCTTCGTGTAGAAGGTAGCTTCCTGAACGGGGTCAAAGGTTGCGATCACAACGTCTTCCCGGAGGATTTCGTAGATGTCGCCATTTCGTTTGTTCGAGTATTTCGATGCCATGGTGCTGTTTTAATGGTGGAATTTAGCCAGCCAGTCAACCACTTGTTTGTGGCCATCCCGTGTCGCAGCCATGATGACACAGTTGTCAGCTGGGTTACTAGCCAGTTCTTCGGCACGGAAAGATGGCTGGTCAGCCTCCCACGCCTCGCGGAGTGCGAGAAGGGCATCCTCCCGGACCACGGGGTCCGGGCTGAAAATCCTCATGATCCGCGCCCGGAAATCGGCGTTCTTGCGTTTCTGGTCAGTGGTCATTGGCCGGGCATGAGTTTATTCTGGATCGATGGCGGGAGCTTGGTCGCAAGGTCCGCTGCCGCATACTGCTGCTGCTGCTGGGCGGCTGCGTTCGCGGCTGCGACCTTGTTCTTGAGAATCTCGGCCACCTGTTCCTTCGTGCGGAGGAATGGTCCCTTGAAGCCGAACGTGCGGGCCAGCTCGCGGGTGTGGACGGCAAGGTCGAACTCGTCGAGGACATCGCGGTCGTATTGCGCGATGTTGGCCAGACGGGTGAGGAACATGTCGGAGTTCTCCACCACCTTGCGTTGAAGCACACGGGACAGGTTGGTCTGGAAGCTCACCAGCGGGTCCGGCACGGTCTGACCGTCCGGGGAATCGCGGATCAGCTGGGCAGGCGGTGGCGGGAAGATACCGGCGCGGAGGCAGATGCCGAACACGCGGCGTCCCAGCATCGGGTTCTGGTCCGCCTCGAAGCGGGCGTTGACACCGACAAAGAGCATCTCCGACTGGTTCTGGATCGCACGCACCTCTTCGGCGGTCATCTCCTTTTCGACGCGGGCGAGGTCGGCCCACATGCCGTGATAGAAGAGCTTCCGAATCTGGTTCTGCTTGTCGGCGATGCGGTCCTTGCCCAACGGGTAGTTGCCGCCGGTCAGCCACTCGCGGACGCCACCGTTGGTGGTAGCCAGACCACCGGCACGCACGAGCGTCTTCGCGCCGGGGCGCATGTCGATCTCGCCGACCATGCCTGCCTCGGCAAGCACACGCGGGTTGACTTGAAGGTCGAGCAGGAGGTCGAGCTGTTCCTGCATGAAGTTGGCTTGGGCGATGGCTGGCATCGCCTTGCGGACCGGGGACACACCCCACACGCTGCCGTCGAGACCTTTCTGGAACCGCGAGACCATACCGATGAACTCATACTGGCCGGTTTCTTCGATGCAGTTCTGGTCTTCTTCGCAGAGGTAGCATTCCATGTATGGCATGTTGGTGCTGTCCATGTAGCCGGGCGTGCGCTCCTCGCGTGGCTTGACGATGTGCCAGATGGTGAACTTCTTCGTGGAGCGTTCCTGCGCGTTGGCCAGAGCCTTGTTGACATTGCTGCCGAATTTGCCCTTGGGGAACTGCTTGATGAGCTGGGCGGCGGTCGCTTGGAACTTGATGCGGATCGCATCGGCCACACCATCCAAGTCTTCGTTGAACGTGTAGCTGCCGATCGGGTGATGGCGGAAACGGAAAGGGGCGAGCCGGTTGCCGGTCTCATAGCAGAGAAGCATCCCGGTGCCGACCGTGGCGCGGTCGTTGTTGACCTGCGCCATGAGGGTGGCGAAGTTGGATTGGTTCACCAGCTTCATCGCACGGTAGCTGCACTCGGCATACCATTCGATGACCTGTTCGTCGCGGTCGAACTCGAACGTCGGTGTCCAGATGAGGAACTGCTGGCCAGCTGGGGTCAGCTGGGCAGTCATCATGTTGGCGAGACCTTCGGCGCTTTCGATGACGGTCGTGTCATGAATGCGCACCATGTCATCAGCCGGGATACCGATCGCGGTCCGCGTGATGTAGGCGTTCTGCGGATCGACGACTTCCTTGATGGATTGCCACCACGAGTCCCAAGGGGCACGGGCGGACTGCTCCTGTTTGCAGAGGTCGAGTTCTTCCTTGACGTTGACAGGCATGATGTTGGTTAGCCTACGGTTTGGTTGCCACTTCCACCGACACCGGAGATGTCGGTCGGATTGGAGCGGCGGAACGCGGAGTAGTAGCCAGCGCCGTTGCGACGGCGGAGTTCTGTCTCGCGCTTCGCCTGCTCGTCGGTGGAGGAGGACGTGGTAGCCGGATCAGGTGTCGGCTCTTTCGGTGTCTTTGGCTTTGATCCCATGGCGGTGGAGGAATGCTTTTTTCATTTTCTCGAAGTCATACACCTTCTTCTCCGGTCTCGCGTCCCGTTGCCAGATCAGCTTGGGTAGCTGGGGCAGGTCGGGTGTCAGCAGATAGAAGAATTTGGCGGTGTCTCCGGCGGCGTAAATGATGTGCCACGCATCGTGGCTAGCTGTCAATCCGTTTTCCGGGTCGAGGTCCGCGAACACGTTCAGCAGCTCCACCGGGTAGCCGGAGAAAACGGGCCGGGCGAGGATGCAGGCGTGGGCATCCGCATGGAAGCAGCCATATCGGCTGCACACCTCGATCGCCTGCCAGAGCCACGTCTTCGGCTCCACGTCCTTGTAGAAGTCGATGAACTCGCCGAACGGGGAGGGTTGCCATTCAGCGAGCATTGTTGTCGATCAGGGATTGGGTTAGGGCGGCTTCCTCGTTGGCCAGCGCCATGTAGGCGGCACCGTCGAGCAGGTCGTCAATGTCAAATGCATAGTGCGATCTGGCTAGCTTGAGGACTGCCATGAACTTCCACCCATCCTCCACCGTGAGCTGGTGCTGGAACAGGTGGTTGAATGCACTCACGCACCGCTGCATGGTGCGCTCGCCATTCGGTTGGTCACGTCGCTTGCCCCGTTCCTCGATCAGCTCCGCGCTCCTTTTCAGGAGTTGGGGTGCCGTGGGGCGCTCGCCCAAAGGCTCGCTGGTATTCGATGGTGGCGATGCTGGCAGTAACGGAATCCTCGAAGACGAGGCGCTCGGGTGTTGAGGTGTCATTGGTCGGTGGGGTTGGGAAAATCCATACTCGTGAGAAGATCATCGGTAGCGTTGGCGGAAGTGGTTGGAACCAGCCAGTTTAGTCCTTGGCTGGACATCGTCATCGTCGAAGATGCCATCGTTGGCAAGGGCTTTCCCCAACGAGCGCGAGATCATGCCACGGCTCCATGCCTCGGCGAACGTGCGCAGCGCATCGGCACCGTGGGAGTAGTCATCGTGAACCGGCTCCATCGACCGCATCGCGCCGGTCTGCTGCTCGGCTTGGTGGTAGTTGTCCATGCACTCACGGAACGATGGGAAAATCTTGTTGCCCCGCTGGCTCTTCCGCTCGATCGCGGTCTTGTCGAACCAGAGATATGGGAACACCCCGCGCACGTAGTTGATGCCGGTCCACGTCGCGGGAATCTTCGGCACCACCTGAACGTGGCGGAAGCCCATGCCCATGAAGCAGTCGGCCAATGCGCGGCCCGTCTCCAGACTCGTGCGGTTGCCGTCGTGCGGCAGCAGCAGGCGCACGTCGTCCACACGGTTGTCGGCCATCCACTTCTTGATGACGTTGCCGTAGTGGTCGAACAGCTCCCTATGGGAAACGTAGTAGTTCAGGATGCGAAGCTCCTTGCCGACCGGCTGGATGAACACCAGCGGCCAGCTGTCATCCTTCCCGATGTCCATCGACACATAGACCGGCAGACCGGGTTCGATCGGGATGCTCGTGATACGCCGCTCCGACAACGCACGCGCCATCTCGGTCTCATAGATCACCCCGTCCATGGGGGACAGGAAGCACTCCTCAAGAACTGACGGGTATTCGCCGAACCGGTTGTTCCCCAGCGGCCACGCCTCCTCCTGATACCACCGCATCTGCGCTTCGGTCAGGATGATGCCATGCTTGTCGGCAAGGTCCATGAAGTAGTCCATGCACTCACGCCGGATCGGCGAGGGGGACTCCACCTGATAGGTCTTGTCCGTGTGCCATGGGAAGAACATGACCCGCCAGCTGCGGGGGTGCTTATGCTCGTCCAGCGTGGTGAGCGCCTCTTCGGTGTATTTCCAGAGGTGGCCGTTCTTGCCGCCCTTCCAAGTCGTCTCCACGAGGATGACCCCTTTCCGTGCCGCTTGGATCGCACCCGTCTGGATTTCCTCCGACCGGCGCGGGTCCATGCACTGAATCCAACCCCACTCGGATACGTGCAGAAAGTTACAGTTTCCTCCCCGGTAGCCGGTCCCGGCGTAGATCGCACTTGGCGTGTCTTTTCCTGCATGAAATTTCAGGAGGTCTTCGTTGTCCTTGTCGATCACCAGATCATCGATCATGAACTGCGGCAGCTTCTCCAGAGAGACCTTGATGATGTTGGAGAGCTTCTTCGACGCCTCGGCCTGATTTCGATCGACGATTCCCATCTCGAAGCCGGGCGAGGTGAGCGCCATGTCGGTCCCAAGGATGTCGATGCCGGTGGACATCCCTCGCCGCCGGGCTTTCGGGATGATGATCCGCTGGTGGCCTTGGTTGATGACCGCATCAAACACCGCTTCCTGCTCCGGGAAGGGGGTGAATGGGATGATTTGGCCGGTGTCCTCTGATTTGATGTGGTAGAGGTGCCTGAGACGCCACCACGGGTCACTGAGGCGCTTGAGGAGTTCCTGTTGCTCGGTCATGGCTGGCTCTATGGGGGTGGTGGGGGGTCGATTTCAAGGCAAAACGGTGTTTTGGGGGCGGATTTCGCCGCAAAAATGAAGTTTTCTTGTGATAACTATATGGATTTTAGACAGTTAGAACGGGGGCGGGGTTGCGATAGTGATGGAATCACGTCCCGCTATATGGGGCCGGAACTTTTTTGAGACCGAAAATACCGATTTTTCTGGTGAGCTAACTAATTCAAGCTCAATGACTTAGCTATCTAGCTTGGCCCTCAATCGTAGCACGCAATGACCCCCATTTAAACACTGATCGGGATAGATTACTTGTTACAATAAAGAATAATCCGTAGTTGGTCGCACTGATTTGCAATGAGTTATGAATGCGGGCGTGTAATCGGCCCCTTGTTGAGACTGGCTAGCCGGTCAGAAAACGTCATCCTCTGTGACTACAACTACCTCAACCTCAGTAGCTTGGATGGCTTGCATCCCCCCAATAGCGGCACCCAAAGCGCGTTGGATGGCCGGAGTATCCACAACCCGGCCCCGCACTTGCTCCATTTCCCGGAGCTGGGCGAGGGGGGAAATGGTATGCTTCACCTCTCCAGTTAGCTCCAGCTTGTCGCCATAAGTCTTTGGAAACCATTTGGCCAGCAACTTGAGGATGGTCTCAATCTGCAACCGGCGTTGCATGACTTCAACCATCGTCGTGGCGGGTAGTTTGGCCAGCTCAAGGCAGTCATGGGCTAGCTTGTCGGCCCCGGCCATTCGCGCGTCCGCGATCCTTTGCGCCAGTGCGGGGTCCGCATCACGCCACCGGTAAATTGCCGTTACCTCCGGCATGCCATAATCACGGCAAATCACGGCCAAGGGGTCGCCATCGGCCAGACGCGGCAAAACTTGCGCTAAAACAGCTTCTTTGTCGTAAACAGGGGTTCCCATAAGTGCTGGCCAGCTTGCCAGCCAGCCAAACGCCGCGCAAGCAATCTTTCCCGTGCAAACCCGCCCGGATCATGGAAAAATCAAGTTTAGGGCATTCTCTAAAATTGCCTGCCCTTAGAGCCGTAAAGGCTAGGGCATTCTAAAAATGGAATGCCCTAGGAATGCCCTCTCATAACTCATTGATTTGCATACCCCTTAGAAAACATTAGGGCAGTAAATATAAAAATCTGAAAATTATAACATGAAGCAATTATTTCAACGTGTTTCGCCTCTCATGTCATACGTATTATGATTTTTCGAGATTTACTGCCCTAATGCCCTAAACAGCTTTCAAGCTATTCAATATAAGCTAGTTACAGAGAGGGCATTCCTAAAATGAGAATGCCCTAGAATGCCCTAATGCCCTGCGTTCAAATTTGAGCATGAAAAATAAATTCCGCATTTTTCACTAAAAGCTAATTTGCCGATTGACGCCAGCTATCCCCCTCAGTATATACCGACCAGTGCTAGCACGAAGCTAGCCGCCAGAAAACAAACCAAAATGAACAATAACGACATCCTCAAGCAGTATATCAGGGAACGCAAGCAATCCGGCGATACGTTCTTCACAACCATTAGCGGCGTTGACATTGCCAACGCAAACCGCGACCAGCTGGCGCAATGGCTGGATGATGGTGGATTTGATGCACAAGCCATCATCACCGCATTCCGTGCCAACCAACCGGCCCCCGTGCCAACCAACCGGCCCCCGCTTCCGGACGGCTCCAAGCGCATGAGTGAGCGGCGGACGCCAGCCACTCCGGCACAATCCAAGCCAGAAGCGATGAACGCATTGCAAGCGGCACTGGCTGCATTGCTGCCAACGCAAGAGCCAGCCAGCGTCGCACTGACTCCGGAGGACCGCCAAGCCATCATTGACGAGATCAAAGCAGAGATGGCACCGACCACCACCGTGGAGATTGTCGAAGTGGACGGGACACGCCGCGACCTTGGCCAGCAACACAAATGCTTCCCTACCCTGCTTGCGCTGGCCAGCCAGCGAATCGATTGTTTCCTTGTCGGCCCGGCTGGATCATTCAAGACCACGGCGGCGGAAGAGGTAGCCAAGGCTCTTAACCTCCAATTCTCCGCTATCAGCGTTTGCCAACAAACCACCGCCGTTGCACTCCTTGGCTACCTTAACGCCATGGGGGAATATGTCACCACCGAGTTCCGGAAACGCTATGAGGGCGGCGGAGTGTTCCTACTGGACGAGATGGACAATGGAAATGCCAACGTGCTGGCCGTTCTCAATTCGGCGCTGGCTAACAGCTCTTGCGCCTTCCCCGATGGCATGATTGCGAAGCACAAGGATTTTGTTCTTATCTCTTCCGGCAATACCTACGGGACCGGCGCGAACGCTCAATTTATCGGACGTTGCCAACTGGACGCCGCCACCCTTGACCGCTTCGCCATGCTCGAATGGCCATACGACGAAGGAATGGAAATGGCGCTTTCCGGCAATCCTAGCTGGTGCCGCCGGGTGCAAGCCATCCGTGACGCTGCCGGTCGTCTCAATTCCAAGCTGGTCGTTTCTCCGCGTGCCACCTTCAAAGGGGCCAAGCTGTTGGCGGCTGGCATGGGTCAACGTGAAGTTGAGCAAATGCTGATTTTCAAGGGTATGGCTGACGCTGAAAAATCGAAAATCCTTTCCAACCTCCGCTAATGAAATACACACAAAGCATTTTCCGGAACGTGTCGGATTTTATGGCTATGGTCCGCCAGCCAGCACAAGTCATGGGAACAAGCGTGGACGCATCCCGTGACTCATGGGGCGGTGGATCGATGGCCAATGCGCTGGCAATGGTTGACACTGGCTGGAGTGGACGCCCGGACCTTGGCGCAATGGCCAAGGCCATGGCCATCCAAGGGAATGCGCCCGCGCATTCCACCCGGCACGCTGTTTCCGGCGCGTTCATCGATATGGGCGAATATCTTTCCGGGATGCCGGAGTGTATGATCGATTTCATCGAAGAACCCGCCCCCCGGATCATAAAGCTAGGCGTAAACCTTGTGGCATCCGGCGCGAATAATCCGGAAGCGTTCAAACGCCGGGGCGCGGTCGTGCTGGCGGTTGTCGAATCGCTGCAAGCGGCTGGCTATGGCGTCGAAGTAACGGTGTATATGCTGGCCAGCGCCTCCGGCACATCATGGGTCAACTTGGATGCGTTCATTTTGAAGCGTGCGGACCAACCGCTGGACATGGATTCATTGGCTTTCTGGACGTGCCACCCATCGGCATTCCGGCGAATCTGGTTTGCCCTTTGCGAGCGCAAGTCATCCGACTTCCGGAGCGCGTTCGGGGTATATCGCCAAGGTGGCTACGGGATGCCAGCCACACTCCGGAACGTGCCACAAGCCAAAGAAGAGCTGGCCCTAGACCTTGAAATCGATATTGTGCCGCAGAGCATGGATGACGCGAAAAAACTTTATGAGAAAATCATGGAGCCATTCATCAACGAATAATTGACAAGCTATCCGGGCTAGTATATCTAGCCCGGAGACTAATGCAGCCTTGCCGGTCCCAAGCCCGGAGAAAATGCAGAGGGGTCAGAAAACAAAACAGAAAACAAAATGAACAATCGCGAACTCTCCCACCTCTGGGCCAATCAATCCCGCAAATCCGCCATCGGTTCAAACTTCTTCTTTGAAGGCGCAACCCTATATAGCTACGGCTATCATTTCAAAGTCGCACAACTCAAGACTTTGGAAGGCGGCGAACGCATCGCCCTTTTCAACCCTGACACATACTCCCAATCCACCACGCGGCACCAATCGCTTGCGCGGGCCGCTGTCCATTGCGAGCTTTACTACCTCCCGTCCGATCGCTGGGAACACGTCAACACACCGGGCGAATTGGAACGCGAGCGGGCCAAGTATGAAGAGGACCGCCGGGTTGCCATTGAACGCGCCGACCGCGACCGGAAGGAACGCCAGAAAGCACTCCGCGCCCGCCGCAAGCTCGAAAAGCTGGGTGTGGAGAAACAGGTTGAAGAGTGGAAAGCCGGGCGCGTTTCCTATATCCCCGGCGTGCATTCCATTCCGGTCAAACTCCGCGTGAATGGTGACAAGGTGGAAACGTCATATTCCGCCAGTGTGCCCGTCGCCATGGCCAAGCGGGCATGGCCGCGCATCCTCAAGGCAGCGGCCACCCCCGGCCCCGTGGGCGCGGTCATGCTCGATGCTCCGGACTTTGCATGGGGGGATTACAAGGGCATGAAACTAGAACGGACGGACGCCGGGGATGTGCTAGTTGTCGGTTGCCACCGGATCGATTATTCCGAGGTCCGGTATATCGCCGACCAGCTCCAGTTGATCTAATTTCATTGGTTCGCCGGCCCCTAGCCTAGCTAGGGTGCCCGGCTCTGGCAATGCAGCTCTCTCCCGCCATAATGGCGGGGCGGACCGGTCCCAAGCCCGGACAAATGCAGAGGGCCAGAAAACAAATGAAAACTTGGAACTACCATTACAAATCCGCCGCGCAAGCCCGTAAGGAAAACCCCGGCACCGATGGCGGGGGCGCGGATGGCTTCATTTATGAAGGCCACGGCATTGGAAAGAAAATCATTGCATTCCTGCCCCACCACCGCGACCCGGCGGAAGATGTGGAACGCGAGAAAATCGCCAAACTGTTAGCCGCCGCGCCGGAGCTACTCAACAAATTGACGGAGCTGGGCATTGCGCTAGAATATACTGAGCAAAGCCATCTTTGTGCCGACATCGAAACCCTAATCCAGAAAATCACCCAATGAACGCTAACACGCACCCCGCCTACCTGTTGAACGTCACGCACCGAAACGCCATGAAATGGCACCGGACGCAAATCAAGCTAGCTATCCTGACCGGAGATTGGCTTTACCTCCCATGGATGATCCAAGCGTGCCGCCGTGACCGGCGCGGGATCATCCGCCAGATGCGCGAGGCATGGGCGGACTACGCCCGGCGCGAGCTGGCTGTTCTGGGTAGCTCGCGACTCATTGCAGCCATCAGGTTCTACTGAAAACCACCTGACCCATCACCGGCCCGGAAATTTTCCGGGCCGGTTTTTTATTGACTGGATATACTAACCGGGTATTTTCGTGCGATTATGGGAGGTAAACACAACCGTAACAACAAGGTTCGGCAACGCGCCCAGCAATCGATCCGAAAACATGAAGCCATGAAAAATCCATTTAAGAAAAAGGAGAAGCTACCCATCAGGGTGGATAAAATAGCTGATTGGGAACTCCCGGAGATGCCGCCGTGGGAGGTGGAAATGTTGAAGGCGGAGGCAGCGAAAGCACGGCAAGACCTCATCATGCGTGAGGACCAGCAGCGTCCGCAGCACCGTCTCCTCACCGAGCGCGAGTTCACAGAGCTTCGCTTCGACCTGCTCCGCAGGGGCCGGGATGGCTTGAACACTTTCTCACACGCCGAGCATCGCATCAGCGCGAAGATCGACCCCCATGAACTGTTCAGCATCGTGAACATCTATCCGCCGCATGAAGCACGGGACAGGGTGAACCATTTGATCCACCGCGTCAACCGGGTGGAACTACGCCCGGTGATGATGCCAGCCAGTCTGTTCGAGCGGGAGATGACGCGTGAGATGGAACAGTGGATGCGTGAAGCCGATCAGGAGGTCATGCGCCAGCTTCTCAAGAGCGGCATGTTTCCGCGTCCCGGCGAACACCCGCCGCTCCGGGATGACGTGCGCGAGAAGATCGACAACATGTTCCCCAAGGTTTCATTCAAAATGGAGCCACCACCAGAACTGGTCAGGCTGCAAAAGCGGATGACCGAGCTGGATGCCAAAGGGCATTTCAAAGGCCGGAACTGCCGGACCAATTTCTTCGTGGGCGACAAGCTGCGGGCGATCGACCATAAGGTCATCCGGGGCCACTTCCGCGAGTGGGGCTATCCGGGCAAGGTTTTCGAGCTTTGCTATCATTCCGTGACCCCCGTGGAAATCTTCCCCGCCGAGCTGGAAGGTGCCGATGGGATGCAGATGGTCGTCCTTGAATTGAATCTTGACATCGGTGCGGTCGTCCTACCGGGCTACCTTTTCGAGCTGCATCCGGACGACGCTTGACCAGCCCGCCCGCTTCTGCCATCCCTGACACCCCGACCGATGGACATCCTGCAATTTCTCCCATCCGAACTCCGCGCTGCCGCCAGCAAGCTACCACCAGACAAGGCTCACACCGTCCTGACCCTCCCGCCCGAGGGCGAGGGCCACAATGCCGGTCTGGTCCGCGTGGCGGCGATCTGCTACCGCATGGGGGTGTCTTTCGAGGACACGCTGGCACACCTCAACGAAATCTACGCCTCTGACCGGCTGGATTACCGCACGGCACCGCGCCGGGCTGTCCAGCGGATTTGGGAGCGCAACGGGGAGATGCCCGAGGCGGGCGAGGAAGACACCATCCCGGACCATCAGGAGGAGTTCCTGCTGCGGTTCCGGCGCACGCCAGCCAGCCAGCTCATCGAGATGTCGCCGGAGTCGGTGAAGCAACGCCCCACGGCCATCGTCCGCCAGCTGTTCAAGCCTGAGCAGATCGTCAACGTCCAGTTCGGCAAATTCGAGGCGGGCACACTGTTCAAGGTGGCTGACCTGCCCGATGACCTCCGCGAGTATAAGTTCCTCAACCCCTCCCACTTCAAGAAGGTGGAAGGCGTGCCCAACCCGCTCGACGGGGATAAGATCGCGACACGCTGCAATGCCAACGTGAAGGAGCGGCCCTACCTCGTCCTCGAAATGGACAGCAAGGATGATTCCAAGATCGAGCGGTTCACGACGTTCGCCATGGAGCTTTCCAAGTTCGCGCCCATGGTGATGGCCGTGGACACGGGCAACAAATCGATCCACTTCTGGTTCGACGCACGCGACGAGGACAAGGACCGCGTGCAGGCAATTTTCAAGCTGGCTGTTCTCCATGGGGCGGACAAGCAGATGGGTGTTAAATCCCAGATCGCACGGATGCCGAACGTGAGCGCATCCGATGAAGGCCGGGCCGCACAGCGTGTCCTCTACTTCGATCCCGAGGGCACCAACTATCCGGACAATGGCTGGGACGTGGCTGGCTTCGAGAAGTTCATCAAGCAAGCCCGGCAGCTCGAATACTACTATGACGGTAGTAGCGGGAAGTATTACGCGCAGAGCAACTCCGAAGCATGGATCGCGCTGGGCCGCACGTCCCTCACCAACCAGCTGGCCGGGCAAGGCTTCCGCGTCATGAAGCTGGAGGGTGAGGTTCTTTCGCCGGTTGAGATCACGATCAATGCGATCGAAATGGACAAGTCGATCGAAGCGGCCATGAAAGGCGCGAGCGGTCGCCACGCTGGCTACTATGAGGAGAACGGCTTCCGGCTCTTGGTCATGAAGTCGCCGACGTTCATCAAAGCCCGCAAGGGCAAGTGGAAGACGATCGATGGGTTTCTCCGACACCTTCTTGACCACACACCCGAGCAATACGATGTCTTCATGGGTTGGCTGGCCAGCTCCGCCAAAGACCTCCGCAACGGTGGACGCCGCCGGGCACTGTTCTCGCCCGCGCAGTTCATGCACATCACCGGCCCGGCGGACTCCGGCAAATCCCTCCTTCTGAAATTCATCCTGCCTGCGATTTTCGGCGGGCGCTCCGCTGACTGTGACGCACTGTTCGAGGACAAGGGAGCCAGTTTCAACTCCGACATGTTCCAGAGTGAGCTGCTCTATCTGGATGACTCCGATGTGCTGCAAACGGACCACAAGTTCCGCGCCAAGTTCGGCGAGCGGATCAAATCATTCACCGTGGGAGCCGGTGGTAGCTACCACCAGAAATTTGGTGATAAGGTGCCGGTCGCCCCATGGTGGCGGTTCATCCGCCTCATGAACGAGGAGCCGCAGACCATCGCCACGCTGCCACCGCTGGAGGATGGCGTTGCCGACAAGATCATCATCCTGCGGGGCCAGAAGATGGACGGCGGGCCGATCGACAAGAGCAAGCCCGGCTGGTTCGAGCCGGTGCGTGAAGCGATTGAAAGCGAGCTGCCCGCGTTCCTCCACCATCTGTTGGAGGAATACCGCATCCCCGCCCACATCCAAGACCCGTCGAAGCGGTATGCCGTGAAGAGCTACCACAACGCCGACATCCTCACGCTGCTCGCCGAGGATAGCCCGGAGAGCTACCTTCACCACAAGATTTCCACCGATGCCTACAACCGTCTGTTCGTCGGTCTGGACGAGGATCAGCCGGAGCCATGGGAAGGCACCGCCAACGAGCTTTACACCCTTCTTTCGGAGACGGGCACCCGGAACGCGCAGGAACGATTCCGGAAGACATGCCCGTCTCCGAAGGTCTTGGCCAGCCAGCTACGTGCTGCGGCCAAAGCCCATCCTGACCAGTTTGTCTATTCCGCGCCGAAGAAGAAAAACGGCGTGTATTTCTGGACAGTCAACCCTCCCGGTGTAACCCCAATCGTAACAGAAGATGACATCTTTTAATCCACGGCTCTGCTGCATCTGTGGCATCCGTCTCACCAACACAAACAAGCAGGCCACTGTCTGCTCCTACGCCTGCCGCATGGCACGCGACAACAACATCACACGGGAACGGGCCATCCGTCTCTTTGGTGAGTATGAACACACCCAGAATGCCCGCCCCGAGCGTTACCGGAAAACGACCGGCAAGACCGGTTCCGTCACGATCGGCAACATGAGCATCACCGGGAGGGTCCGCTATGATTGATAGCCGGTTCAAGTTGAACGAAGCGGACCTAAAGGCCGCATTCGATGCCGGGGTCCAGTATGCCAAAGACCCAGCCCGGTCAGCTAGCTTCAAGCACTGGCTAGCTGTTCAGGAATGCTACGCCGGGTTCGAGCTGTCGAAGGAAGCTCTCACGAAAGAAGTTTCTGAATCGGATATTTTCTGATTGACGGGTATATCCTAACCAGTAAATTTCCCGTCATGCCAAAGTTACATTACGTCAAATCCGCACAAAAAGACAACTCCGTCGTGAAGAAGGGGCAACCCTACTGGTGGGCGAAGTTCAAAACCGGCCCATACACTTCACTGAAAAAGATGTGGGCCACGCGGCCCCGCCCGAGCCAGATGACAATGTCGGTCTATTGGGGTCCAGTGTATGCGGTGCAGGAACACTTCGAGGACAGCACCATCGGCGACCTCGACGACATGCAGCCGCTCATCGACGATCTAGTCCAACAGGTGCAGGAAATTCTCGACGAAACGCAGGAGAAATTCGACAACATGCCCGAAGGACTCCAACAAGGTGACACTGGCCAGACGCTTGAGGAACGCATCGGCAATCTTGAGCAGGTCGTTTCCGATCTCGAAAGCATCAACATCCCGGAGGATTCCGACTATGATGTGGACACCGATGGTGAGAAAGAGGACTGGCTGGAAAGCCAGATCGATGACTTCCGCGCCGAGGTTGAAAACGCGCTCGCCAATTTCTAACTCTCCCAACAAACCAAAAATAGAAAACATGAACATCAATGTGACCATCCCCGCCCTCGACCGCCTCGTGGATTTCCTCGAAAAAGCGATCGGAGAAAAACTGCCCGGTTTCACCCCCGGCGCACCAGCCGCAGCTGAACCAAAGCCGAAGGGCAAAGGCAAAGCCGCACCGGCTGAAACTCCAGCTCCCGAAGCCGAACCCGAGAAGGCACCCGAAGGGCCGACCCTCAAGGAAGTCGAAGAAGCAGCCCGTGGCTACATCGCCAAGACCAGCCCGGCGGCGATCCGCAAACTGCTCGACGACAACGGCTTCAAAGGCAAGAAACTCGGTGAAGTCGATGCCAAGGAATATCCGAAGCTCCTCGAAGTCATCAGCAAGGCCACCGCAGAAGCCGACGTGATCTAACACCTTCCTACCTAGGACGGACGGAACTAATGAAGTTCGGTGTTTATAGTAGCTACCATCACTCAAGTCATAGTCACTGAGAAAACTGCTACCTCTGGTTCCGTTCGAGACTCACCCGCCATTCCGAAAGGGATGGCGGGTTTCTAGGTGCCATGGGTTCACGTCCACTCAACATACCTGACCCGCCGCCACCTACGCCTGTTATATGGGAGCTGGAGCGCAAGGAACTCATATTCATGACCCCGAAGGGGCCGGTCCCCATTCAATGCCCCAGCTGTGGAGCGCCAATGGTGTCCGCGTTCGTGTGCGACTACTGTGGCACCAAGTTTTTCAACCAATATGACAACACCAGCAGACGCCAACCACCCGCACTATGAGTGGGGCGCTTCCTCCGCCAAGCAATGGCGCGGGTGCCCCGGCTCAGTAAACCTCGTCATTCAGAAGAAAGCCGAGGGTGTGATCCCCAAAGACACCAGCACGCGCTTCTCCGACGAAGGCACGCAAGCCCATGATTGGGCCGACAAATGCCTGACCGGAAAGATCAAGCGGGCTGATATACCAGCCGAGTTCCTCGAACATCTCGGTGGCTACCTCGACCTAGCTGGCGAGCTGGCCATGGAGAACGGAGGGCAGGTCTTCAACGAGCAACAGGTCAAACTTTTCTACTCGAAGAAGCCGGAGGATTGGGACACCAATCCGATCTATTTTGTTGAAGACATACGCAATGGTGGAATGATTCCACCGGGCGAGTGGAAACAAGCAACCGGCACACTCGACTACGCGGTGGTGAGCAACGATCGCGTTGACATCCTCGACCTGAAATACGGTGCGGGTGTGTTCGTGGATGCCAGTGAGAATGACCAGCTGGCTATCTATGCCCTCTCCCTGATGAAGCAGTTCGAGGAAGCATTCGAGTTCACCGATGACACGATCGTCCGGTGCAACATCTATCAGCCGCGCCACCGTGACTTCGACGGCGTTGCTTCATGGGAATGCACCTACCGTGAACTCAAGGACTATGGCATTGACATCGAGCGCGACTACAAGGCCAGCAAGGCGGCGTCGATCCATGACCTCAAGCCATCGAAAGATGCCTGCCAGTTCTGTGATGCCCGCCGTGGCTGCACGGTGCGGGTAGCCAGCTTGTTCGAGGACATCCCGGACGAAGCCAACCCTATCAGCTCCAAGTTCGATCCGTCGAAGCTGGAAGCCGAGGGTGTGACCGATCTGGTGCGCCTCCGCGTGTTCGAGAAGGGCAAGGAAATCGCCAAGTGGTTCGCCGATGTCAACGAAGACTCGCTCGCCATGATCGAGCGCGGTGTGCCGATCACCGGTCTGAAATCCGTGGACGGTGGCAAGGGCAACCGCTCATGGGGCAATGAAACTGATGCCGCGAAACTCCTTCGTGAGCTGCCAGCCGAGGTGAAGTTCCTCCCGCGCCGTCTGATCTCCCCGGCGCAGGCCGAAGCCGCACTCAAGAAAGCCGGTCTGCCATTTGAAAAGCAGTCCACGAAGTTCAAGAACCGGTGGAAGCAGATCATCAAGCAGGCCGAGGGCAAGCCTTCTCTGGCGCTGGAAAGCGACAAGAAACCGGCCCGTGTTTCCGCCCCGGAAAAGTTCGATGACGAAACAATTACGGAAGATGACGTTTTTTAATTGACGAACTATCCTCACCAGTATAATTCTCCCAACGTCCACGACGGACATCCAAACAAACCAAAACAGAAAACAAGATGAACAAAGCAAAATTCGACGCCGCCCTCCAGCCACTCCTTCAACCTATCTCCGAGTTGCTCGCGGAGCATGGTGTGGATTCCGGCACTCTCAGTTTCAAAGTCAGCCCGCTCGATGTGGGCTGGGAAGTCAAAGCGGTGGGAGGTGGCAAGCCACGCCTGTCCACGGAAGAGTTCGAGAAGAAGGTCCGCAGCTCCCCGCTGGGTGCCGCCCTCACGAGTCTCTTTGGTGCCGACATCGTCAACGCAGCGTTCGCCGACATGCGCGGTGAGAAAGAAGCTGCTGATGTCGAACCCAACGCCGCCCAGCTCAAGTGGGGTGTTGAAAACCTCGAACGTATCAACGCCGTCGCTCCGCACCCGTTCACGGCGGAGGATGTGGGTGAAATGGTCAAGGTCTTCATCAACGAAGCCCCACCCAAAGACCTCCACGGGTATGACGAGGTCGTTCGCTTCCGCGAGGAACTCGCCGAGCTGGCTGGTGTTCGCACCATCCCAACCTCGAAGATGGTGGACTACGTCACGGCCAACGCTGCCCGCATCTCGAAAGCCAGTGGCATCCCGGCGGCTGATGTGGTCGCCGAGGCATACCGGATCGCGGAGGAACTCCTGAACGATCGCGAGCCTTGCGGGTGTGGCAAACCTGATTGCTTCGACACGTTCGCCAAGGAACTCCGCGCCATCAAATAGCCAAGCCCTTCGGGGCAATGCGACCTAGCCAGTAGCTAGCCGGTCCCAAGTCCGGATGAACGCAGAGGGACAACCCAACATACCAACATAATGAAAACAATCATCGCCGCCAATTACTTCAACCGTAAAGACAAAGACAATCGCTGGCTCACCCGTCCTTTCGATGTCGAAGAGCCGGAGGAAAAGGACTGCCAACTCCACGCCGGGCTTATCATCGGCAAGGCGCACGCCATCACCAGCCCGGAGTTCGAGGAGGGCTTCGGTTGCTCCGTGGTTCTGGAAACCGAGGACTCCACCGCCGAACTGGCCAAGGACTTCGACATCACCAGTTTCAAGGCAGCTGGCTACGTCCAGCTGAAATTCGATGGTTATGCCTTCTGCCCGGTGAAAACCTTGCTCAAAGTGGAACACTTCGACGGCATCATTCTCTTGCCGAACGGTGAGATGTGGGGCAAGATTTCGGAGTAAGCCCTCCGGGGCTAATGCAGCCCGGCTACTAGCGTTCTAGTAGCTGGCCGGTCACAAGCCCGGATGAATGCAGAGTGGCCCAAACCAGAAAACACAATGGAACTCAAGGTAAAAAACGCACGCTTGTCCTTCGCCAACATTCGCAAACCCTATACTCCCAAGACGGGGGATGCGAAGTATCGCTGCAATCTCATTTGCGACGAGAACACGAAGGTCGAGATCAAGAAGGAAGACGGCACGAAGATCACCGTCCCGCATCACCGCATGCAGGAGATCATCGATAAAATCCTCAAGGACAAATGGGGCAAGCTGCCCGGCAAGTTGGAGAACTATCTCTACAACCGCGCCGACACGCAGGTTGGCCCACGCGGTCCGATGCTCAACACGGACGGCGAATACTACGAGGGCTACGACAAGGACACCATGTTCTTCGCTGCCGGTGCCAAGGTCGCGGATCGCCCCGAGGGCATCCTTATCATCGACCAGAAGCGCGAGCCGTTGCCAGCCAGCTCCGGCCACCCTGTCAGCGGTGACTATGTGAACGCGATCATCAACGCGTTCGCCTACGAATACGAAGGCAAGAAGGGTGTGTCCGCCTCGCTCGACGCGATCCAGTTCCTCCGCAAAGGGAAACCGTTCGGTGCCACCCGCGCCACGGCGGATTCCTTCGACGAGGAAGAGCTGGAGGACGAAGAAGAGGAAGAAGCCGATGACGGCGGTGGCATCTTCTGATAGCTATCCTAGCTAGTTTGACTCACCCCTTGGTCCCTCGCTGGGCCAAGGGGTTTTTGGGCGCAATGAAAACGACACATCGCATACATCCAGCAGGGGACAGCTTCGGCTCGTTCATCATCCTTATCCTTGTGATCCTCGTCATCTCCGCGATCGGCGGCTGCATGTGGGGGATGCCCAAGTATCGCATCTACTCCCAGACCCTTCGTGGCGAAGCCATGCTGCGTGAAGCGGAGTGGACCAAGAAAGTCATGGTGGAGGAAGCACGCGCCAAGGAGGACGCCGCCACCATGATCGCCAAGGCTCGCGTCACGCAGGCCGACGCGGAAGGGCAGGCGGAAGTCGTGCGGGCCACCGCCACGGCGAAAGCCAACGGCATCATTGGTGAATCGCTCAAGGGCAATGAAGCCTACCTCCGCTACCTCTGGATCATGGGACTCCATGATGGCAAGGGTGAGCGCATCTACATCCCCACCGAGGCTGGCTTGCCAATCCTCGAAGCTGGCAAGGCCGGTCACGTCGCACTGGAGCAACCCGCTGCCAAGTAATCCGTGACCATCAAGTTCCCCCACGCCTACCTGTTCCGCGATGTCTCTCCGTCCACACTGGCACGGAAGAAGGCGGAAGGTGTTTGCCGTCACTACGGCTGCACCAATCAGGCTAGGCGTGGGGGTTCCGATTGTGAGACGTGCAAGTCCCGCAAGTCCCGGCTAGCTAACCCTGTCCGGTATGCTTTCAACATGCTCAAGGTATCAGCCGCCAAGCGGCACATTCCTTTCGAGCTTACCTATGAGGAGTTCACCGAGTTCTCCATAAAAACCGGTTACGTCGAACGCATGGGCCGAGGTCCAGCCGACCTCACCGTTGACCGCATCCGGTCCAGTGAGGGTTATAGAATCGACAACATCCGTGCCCTCACCTACGAGGACAACGTGGCGAAGAGACTGGAGGGTATGGAATACCCGTTCGATCCTATCGCCAAACTCATTCACGATTTCAAGGGCACGCCGGACATCAACTGGCGTGCGTTCCGTTCACAAGCTGGAGAGGTTTATGACTTGATTACCCGACTCCAAGGGTATGAAGTTGCACCCGAGATTGCACCCGACGAAGACGATGACACCAACCCCTTCTGACATCTACCACATCGATTACGAAACCTATTCGGGTGCGGACATCTCCGATGTCGGTGCGTTCAAATACATCGAGCATCCTGATTCCGAAATCCTTATCATGGCTATCGCCAAGAATGACGAGGAGCCGGTCGTGTGGGATGCGTTGGATAGAGGTATCGATGCGATCCTCATGCTCCACGAGGCGATCGAATCCGGTGCGGAAATCTGGGCGCACAACGCTCAGTTCGAGATGGCTGTCAGCAACCAGCTGATCCAAAACACATTCAACTTCGCGCCCCCGGCCACCGAGCAATGGCATTGCACCGCCGCTCTCTGCCGCTTGGCCGCGATCCCCATGTCACTGGCTGGTGCCGGATCATTCCTCAACACACATGTCCAGAAGGACACCGAGGGCGACCGGCTCATCAAGAAATTCTGCTGCCCGCAGAAGCCCACGAAAAAAGACCCGCGCACACGCATCTATCCGAAGGATGATCCGGAAGACTTCCGCCGGTTCGTTAGCTACTGCGTGGATGACGTTCGCACCGAGCAGGCGATCTACCGGCAGATCAAACCAATCGACCAGCCCAACCCCGGCCACAAGGGCTACCGTGCCGATGCACGTATGAATCTCCGGGGCATCCCGGTCAACGTCGATGCGCTCAAGAAAGCCACCGCGCTGATCGAGGAATACGAGGCGCGTCTGGTGCCGCAGTTCCGGGCGCAAACCGCAAGCGCGGACACCATCACCCTGCCGATCACCAGCCAGCGCAAGGCACCGAAGGTCGTCTCACTGGAGGAGGGCTTCAACCCCACACAGACGGAGATGCTCAAGGCATGGCTCAAGCAGCGTGGCTATACCGACGACAACCTCCAAGCGGCGACCGTGGAATGGTGGCTGACCGAGGGCAAGGGCTTGCTCACCAAGCAGGCTTACGCCGTGCTGACCACGTTCAGCCAGATCAACTTCGCCGCCGTGAAGAAAATCCCGGCGATGCTCCGCATGGCGATGGAGGACGGCTACGTGCGCGGTGCGCTCATGGTCTATGGCGCGGAGCGCACACACCGCTGGACCGGCAAGGGAATCCAGCCGCAGAATTTCGCCCGGCCCACGATCAAGTTCACCGAGCTGGCGTATGAGTGCATCTGCAACGGTGCCACGATCGAGGAGATCGAGGCGCTGTTCGGCCCGCTCTATCAGGTATTGGCTAGCTGCATCCGCCACTTCATCCAGCCGCACGACGGCATGGTGTTGCAGGCCGACTACTCCGCGATCGAAGCCCGCGTTGCCCCATGGTTGGTGAACGCCGAAGCCAAGCTGGATATGTTCCGCCGCAAGGAGCCGATCTATGAAATGCAGGCAGGCCGGATTTTCCACAAACGATATAGCGATGTGGATAAAGATGAACGGTTCTTGGGCAAGCAGGCGGAGCTGGGCTGCACCTACAACATGGGCAGGCCGAAGTTCCGAAGCACCTGCGAATCCTATGGCTTCACCCCGTCCGCCAAGATGATCGAGGACTACAAGCCACGTCACAAGGCGTTCGTGAAAGCCGCGATCGACAAGGTCAAGAACGACATGGCCAAGAAGTTCGAGGCGAAAGGGGTAGCTATCCCAGCTAAGTATAACACCGACGAGTTCTACCAGAAGCGGACCATGGAGGCGAACAAGTGGCCGACGCTGGACCCGCAGACGGAGGAGGAGTGGAGCCACTTCACCTTCGACGATCTGGCCGACCGCGCCGTCACCGCATGGCGTGAAGCCAACCCCACCATCGTGAAGTCATGGAGGCAGCTGGACGTTGCCGCCAAGTCGGCGATCGAGAATCCGGGCGAGACGTTCACCGTGGGCAAGCTGGCTTTCTGCATGAAGGAAACGCTGGGGTATCCCTGCCTGTTCATGAAGCTGCCGTCCGGGCATTTCCTCTGCTACCCGAGGGCGACCGTCGAACAGAACACCGCCAAGGGCTGGGGCACGCACATCCGTTTCTGGGGTGTTGTCCCGAACTCCGGCGGCACATGGGGCTGGTGTTCCACCTACGGCGGCAAGCTGCTGGAGAACGCCACGCAGGCCACCGCAGGGGATGTGATGCGCGAGGGCATGTATGCCGCAGAAAGCGCGGGCTACCAGCCATTCATGTTGGTTCACGACGAAATGCTTACGCTGCAACTGGCTGGCCAGACCCATGAGGAACTCTGCCGCCTGCTCTGCACCATGCCCGGCTGGGCCAAAGGACTTCCGCTGGATGCGGAGGGATCGACGATACCTTTCTACAAAAAGTAATTGACGATCTATCCCAACCAGTTAATTCTTCTCACGCATCCGCCGCAATGTATGCACTCCATGGAGGACCAACCGATGACCCCCGGTTCGACCGAAGTGGCCCCTGTCAGGGGACTAATACCGGTTCGCCGCAGTCGAATCGTCAAACCAACCGGGGGAACTGCCTAACAATTTTCCAAATGAAAGCAACACCACTACCAGCAAACATCCGCATCTTCTCCGACGTGACGAAGGTGAGCCGCACCAACATCATCCAGCTCAAGGCCGATGGCGTTCTCAATCCTGATGACACCGTCATCTCGTGGGCACGCCTCTCCCCCAAGCTGGTGGCCCGTGAAATCACGGAGGTCCAAGCCAAGCAGCTGATCCTTCTGGAGCTGTCGAAAGACAAGGCGGTCCGCGAGGACATCGTCACCCGGCTGGTCAACTACCTTAGCTACTCGGTCCGTGAATCCACACTGGCCAAGATCGCTGAGTTCCGCAAGCCAGCGAAGAAGGCCAAGAAGAAGTGAAACCCAAACCCAAGATCGCCGGACCAGACGGCAAGCGCCGGGAGATCGGTGCCTTGCTGTCTGCTACGGCAGGTCTAGTAAAACTATGGGAGCCGAAAGCCAAATCGAAAAAGCCTTAGTGAAGTATGCCAAAGCGAACGGAATTTATACTCGGAAGTTTACAAGTCCCTCCCACGCTGGTGTGCCTGATCGCATTTTTTGCTTTAGTGGTGTCACTTTGTTTCTGGAGATCAAGGCACCGGGCAACCGCCCGACCCCACTCCAGACCGACGAGATCGAAATCTTGAGCAAGCACGGGATGGCCGCTACTTGGTGCGACACCCTCACCAGTGGCAAGGAGTTCCTCGACTCATTGAAGGGTGACTCATTCAGCCAGCTACTCATGGAGTGCTGGGAACAGAACGCCCGTCTTGCAGCATGACAATCAAACCACCACCTTCCCATTACCAGCCTAACCTGCTGGACGTGTTGCCGGACAAACCGCTCACCAAGAACGGTGAAGCCCGGACCCGATATGGGCAGGTGGTGGAGTCGATCGTCACCCGGATGCTCGGACTGACTGACATCCCGAACTCCGGCACCCATGACGTGGTGTTCGATGCGTTCCACCACGGCAGCGGTAGCTACTGTGAAATCAAATCCCTCCGCTGGAACAACAAGCTGCCGATCTATGAGTGGCGGCGGATCAAGGATCGCGACTGCGGTGCCAACCCCGTCTATGTGATTGCGGTCCATCACACAACCAATCAGCCCACACTGGCCAAGGTGTGGGAGCGTATGGCCGAAACTTTGCAGACCATCTACATCGTGCCCCATTGGGTTATCGATCTGGAGGCACGCCGCCAACCTCTCCGCCAGCTCGTGCAGGAGGAGAAGAACACCCGCATGGGTTACAAGCGGAAGGGCTACTGCGACGGCTACCGCAACATTCCTTTCCAAGCAATCAGCCACGGTGGCTATGTCCAACGGTTCGCATCCGGCGAGCTTCATGGATTATCGCTCCGGGCTGACGTGAATTTCCACCCCTCAATCCAACCATGGCTATGATGACAATGACATTACCACCCGAAGCGATGGCTAGCTATGAGCCATGGTTCATCGAGCAGCAAATCCTTTTGATGGAAGCGGCAGCAGATTGGCACGGTTGGAAGTGGACAAGGTTCTTCGATCATCTTACACAGTCCGAGACATGGGTTTTCAGCCGCTAACACACCAAGCACTCGCGATCGATCATCTGATTGCCCACCCCATCGCCGGTCTGTTCGCCGGGATGGGGCTGGGCAAAACTGCTTCCACGCTGGCCGCGCTCGACCACCTGTTCGTGAATGGCATGAGCAAGGGTGCGCTTATCATCGCCCCGCTCCGCGTCTCTCTGTTCACATGGCATGACGAAGCCGCGCTCTGGTTCCCCTACATGAAGGTCGTCTCCCTCCGCACCAAAGAAGGGCAGGCCGCATGGGATCGCGGTGAGGCGTGCATCTACACCCTCAACTACGAGTCCCTCTTCATCCCCCGGCGCAACCCCGATACTGGTGAGGTCAAGGACCACGGCATCCTTGGGAAGCTGCTGAAAGGCAAACGAGCCAGCCAGCTACCCGTGGACGTGGTGGTCTGGGACGAACTCTCAAAAGCAAAGAACCCCAGCTCGAAGCGCATCCGCGAGTTCCGCAAGCACCGCCGGAAGTTCGCCCGCCATTGGGGGCTGACCGGCACGCCGGTTTCTGAATCCCATCTCGACCTGTTCGGCCAGATTCGCCTGCTCGACGACGGAGCCACGTTCGGTCACACGCTGGGCAACTACCAGCTGCGCTATTTCCATGACGTGAACGAGGAGCGTGCCCGCATCGCCCGCGCTCGCGGTGATGATCCGGTTTACCCCAAGTGGGAGGTCCGGCCTGAATGCGAGGGCATGATCGAGAAGGCCATCGAGCCGATCGTCCTGACCCTCCGGTCGGAGGACTGGCTGAAAATCCCGCCGACGATCGTGGAGGACATCGACGTGGCGCTGCCCGGCAAGGTCCAGCCGCTCTACAAGAAGATGTCGAAAGACCTGCTGGCCATGATGGAGGACACGAAGGTGAAGGCGGTCAACCGCGCCGTCCTTTCCGGCAAGCTCCGGCAGATCGTCGGCGGTGCCGTTTACTCGGAAGAGATCGACACCGGGGAAACCGGCGTGGTGACGGAACTCCACGATGCCAAAATTCACGCGCTCCGTGCCCTCTGGGAGCGCGAGGGCCGCGAGCCGATGATTGTGGCCATCCAATACAAGCACGAGCGTGAGCGCATCCTGCGTGCGTTTCCCGAGGCGGTGGAATTTCACTCCGACCGGCTGGCCGATTGGAACGCTGGGAAAATCCCCCTGCTGGTCGCTCACCCCAAGTCAATGAGCCATGGGCTGAACATGCAGAGCGGCGGCACCCGCATCTGCTGGTTCACCATGCCCTACTCACGGGACGACTACGAACAAACCAATGCCCGGCTGGCCCGGCAGGGGCAGAAGCACATCACCCGCGTCTTCCGTCTCCTCTCACCCGGCACGATCGATGACGCGGTGGTCGCGGCGATCGAGAACAAGGGGGCCAATCAGGCTGGCTTCATGGAGCTGCTGGCACGCAACCTGCGCACGCTGCGCGAGGCAGCTTAATCCGTCTCGTCCGGCACGAGGACGTGCGGGCCACGCTTGAGCTTCGCTGTCAAGCGGAGAATCGCGGAGGTGGATTCTTTGGATGCCTGCTCCATCCGCTCCTCGCGGATCGCCGACATCCGGGTCGCTTCGATCTGGGCGACGGTGAACTCCTTCATGGTGGCTAGCTGCTGGGTGTTCAGCTCGGCAATGAGGGTCTGCAATGCGATCCGCTCCCTGTCACTGGCCAACCCTTTTTTGTAGAGAATCCAACCAAGAACCCCGGCGATCAAAAGGGCAATCAACGCGATGCCCATACGCTCATAGAGCTGGTTGCCAGCATTGATCTGTTCCGCCGATGGCAGATTTCCAATGATGCCATAAACGGTGGCGACCGTCCCGGTAGGTAGGGAAGCCAGAGAGAACAGGGTGAGGAACTCGCGCATGTTCATTGCTAGCTAACTACCACCGGGACGGTCAACTCTCAAACGATCATTTTGTGAACTGGAAGTGCATCGCATCCCGGTTCCAGAATGCCCCCGCCGGGAGGAATCCATGGCGGGCGAACACCACCATCACGGACAGCGGCATGGTCGCGCCGGTCGGCCAGTGGGTGTGGTTGCCGTTGTTGTCCGGATCGAAGTCAAGGGCGGCACCGTAGGCGTGCAGGGACGGCACGGAGCCACCCCGGACGGAGCGGTTGTTGTAGCAGCCCGCGTAGCGTTTCAGGATGGCCCGGCCCTCCTCGAACGTGTTCAGCTCCACCAGCACACGGGTGAGCGGTTCAGCGATCTTGGCGTGGCACAGGATGGTCTTCACCGCCTTGCCTTCATAGAGGACGACAACACCCTGCGGCACCGGCAGGTTGACCAGCTTCGACTCGTCCCCCGGATCACCGAAGAATTTGCGGAGCGAGGTCTGGTCGGACGCCGGGGCCGGGTGTTTCGCGGGCATGAACCCACGGAGATATTTCTGGGTTCCGAGGTTGGACTTGTTGCCCCAGAAACCGTCGTCGAGAACGCCTACGGTGCGCTGGGTTTTCTTGATTTCGTCCTTGGTCATTTGGTGACGTGGTTGGTGTGGTAGTATTTGATCGCGAGATCGGTGTAGAAGCGCCGGGCTTCCGGATCAACCTTGCGAACGGTGTTGCCCTTGGCGTCTGTCACAGTCATGCACGAAGGCAGGATCAGTGTGACAACCAAGCTAGCTAGGGGTATTATGTATTTTTTCATTGGTCAGTTGGAGATTTTTGAAAATGCGGGGGCGCTCCTCCACGGGAAGGCGCTCCCATCGGGCGAGCAACATGGCATTGGTCTCGCGGGCCAGCGGGTATTTGCCGGTGTAGAACGCGGCGATGGCCAGTTCATCGAGCATTGCCCAATCGTAAACGTCACGACGGATGAAGAGCGGGTTGGGTGGCACGGGAATCTGAACCCCGATGCTGGCGTAGAGGAACGCCAGATTCCACATTCCCTTCGACCGGTAGTATTGGGCCAGCTCGTGCATCGACTCTGCCCGGTATGGGCACGCTTGATAGGCACGGAGGAATGAGTCGATCGCCATGGCTTCATAATGATCGCGGGCTTCTTCGTTCGCATTGGGGTGGTTGGCGAAGCCGATGAAAATCCGACCGATCGAAAGGTAACAGTAGAACACCTCCTGATCCCAACCGCCTAATGCTGCCCGCTCCTCATAGGCATCGACCGCCAGATAAAGTTCGTTGGCATCACGGTAGCTCTGTGCCAAGTAGAACTGGTAGCGGCTGCGCATCTGGGGGTCGGTCTCGGTAGCCAACGCCTTCACCAGCACGGCGGCATCATCCTGATACTTCCGGGGGTTCTGGTTGCGGGCGGAGTCCTGAATCTGGTCGAGGTGGAAGCCGGACGTGGTGCCGGTCGTGCCGCCTTTCCGATCCAAGAACTCATGGAGGACTCCCTTATACTGGTAGGGTGTCTGCCGGTTGCGGTAGATCAACGGGACCGTGTGGGCATGGATGCCGGTGTGGACCTCCACGTTGAAGAACTCTTGGGAGCCTAGCTGGCTACGGAACTCTTCCGGAGTGACGGATGGGACGAACACATTGTCCGCGTCCACCATGAAGCCATAGTCGAACTCCGGGAATCGTCTCGCCAAGTCCGCCATCACAAGGGAACGGTTGTGGGCGAAATCCTGCCACGTCGCATCGTAAACAAACATGGCTTGATCCATGTCATTCTCTTCCGCCCATTTGAGGATCGTTTGGATCGTGCCGTCCGTTGAGCCGGTGTCGTGGATCAAGATGAAGTCCACATAGTCTTTCAAAGAATCGAGGCACCGCCGGATGACGTGTGCCTCGTTCTTAACGATCATTGTAAGTGCGATAGTCATCGCTGGCTAGAGGATCACCGAATGCTCCCCCTGTCTAGGATATTTCCCGGCGAAGCGTTCGCCGAAATCCCGCACCGCACCCAGATAGGTGTTGGCCAGTTTGAACCCCTGCTGCGCCATGATCGCATGGAACAGGTCGTTGCAGGTATCGATCTGGAGTGGCCAGTCCGCAACGCGGAGAAACTGGAAGCAGACATCATGGAACAGCGAACCCAGCCGGGTCGGCTCGAAGTCCGGGGTTCCCATCCACCGGCCAAGCAGCCACCACTTCGGCGAGCAGCCATTCCAAGCGTAGCCAGCCTTGATGGTGAGGACATCGTTTATGATGAATGCCCACTCCTTGCGGTTCACATCGCGGAGCGAAATCCATTTGTGGTGGAGCGCGAGCGCGGGGATACGCAGGGACACATCGGTGAGCAGCTTGAACCGGTAGGTTCCATGGGAATCGGGATCACTACCACGGAGTTCGCGGTAGTGAATCCCTTGGGCAAATTCAGGGAGTTTCAATTTCATGGAGCTTTGGCGCGTTACCTTCCCACGGGTCGCGAATCGACCGGTTCCGTTGGGCTGGTTTTTGTCCGCTGCGGGTTGATACCAGATCGTCCCGAGTGGTGAAAGCGTGATTCTCGCGGCAGTAGGTCTTGAGACCGCAGGCGTTGATCGCGTGCCAGAGGATGTGTTCGTAGCAGGTGCCGATCTGACGTGGCCCGACCGGACCTACCTGCTGGCTAGCCAGCTGGGCATAGGCATACTGGAGCCACGGGGTCTTGTCGAGCAGCGGCAGGTTGTAAACCACAGCCTGCGATCCGAAGAAATCCCGGACCTCCCACCAGCCATCGGGGCGTTCGATCGCGCTTTTGATGTCACCACCAAGCAGGATAGCTCCGCAGTCGTCGGGGAAGTCATCGAGCCGGAGCCACTTCTCATAGTTCTCCGGCACCACCTCCGCGTCGTCCTCCAGCACGAGCATCGGCATGCGTGTCAGGTGGTCCATCTGGGTGGCCGCGAGATGGGAGAGTGAGCAGCCACGGATGGAATTGTTGGTGTCGCTCGCGTCCCAATCCGGGCAGATCGCTTCGAGGATGCGTGCGTTGCCGACCAGCTCCAACAGCTTCTTGGGGTATCGGTGGCGTGAAGCGGTGCGGTGGATGACGACGGCTTCCGGTGCAATGCCACGGGAGATGTCCCATGGGTTGATGAACTTCACGTTGGGGTATTGCTCGCGCATGGAGAAGTCCCACACCTCCCAGATTTTGTGATCGATACCACCAATCAGTTCCACCTTCTTGCCCAGCTTGGCGGCGATGATCGCGACGTGCAACCGGTCGGTGATGACCTTCCGGTATTTGTCGATGGTGGCAATGAACTGTGCAGCGGTCAGCCGGGTCTCTTCGGAGAATGGGTTGAAGGTAGTCACCTTCGCCATAGAGATGTCCGTGACCTTCCGGTTGCCGGGACGCCAGTTGGTGCCGCTCTCACGGTCGGCACGCATCGCATAGAGCGTGTCAGCGACAGTGATGCCCCCCCATTCGGACAGGTCCAGCGAGAAAGCCAAGTCTTCGTGAAGCTCGGCGTTCAACCCATTCTCACGGGCGATCCGCAGCGACACCGCGCCACGGACGTAGATTTTGAGATTGGTATATCCCAGCTGTTTCAGCTTGCGGGCCGACTCGCCATCGAGCGAGCAAGGCAAAATGATGATCGGTGTGTCCTGATGCCAGCCACGGAGCGGTGCGCTGGTCTCGTTCCACCAATGACCCATGCCACCCCCTTTGAAGATGATGGGGGCGGCAGGGTCGTCGGGTGTATGGTTGGCAGCTTTGAGGATTGGCAGGGTAGCCAGTGCGATGGCTGAATCCCCGGCGTTGCCGGGGGCGGTGATGTATCGTTGATATGAGTCGATTTTCATGACCCCCTCCGGATACCAGCCAGTGATGCAGTTGTCAAACAGGAGTTGATCCAGTCCAGCCAGTATCTTGGTCCGCGTTGGAGAGCTTCACCAGATAGAAGTTGGCATCTCCACCGTTCGGCACGCCGGAGCCGGTCGGACCTGTGGGGCCGGTCGGACCTGTGGGGCCGGGTGGTCCCAGCGGGCCGGTTGGACCCGTGGGTCCGGTAGCGCCGGTAGCGCCGGTAGCGCCGGTAGCGCCGGTAGCTCCAGCGCCAGTGGGGCCGGTCGGACCCGTGGGGCCGGTCGGTCCAGTTGGACCCGTGGGGCCGACAACGGTGTCCACAACAATGTTGCCGATGCGGATGATAAGCTCGTCGATCGTGATGACCTTCAACTGGTTTGTGATCTTGTCGAAGTAGAGGACCGAATCGTTGCGCGTAAGTGGCAGCGTTGATTCGGAATCCTCTGGTTCAAGGAAATCGAACGTGATGGCCCGGCCACCGAAATACGGGAAGTTGGCGGCGATCTCCTGAACGATGTGTGTCAGCTTGTTGAGTGCCGCCGTCACGTCCTCCGCTGCCGGGGTAGCGTTCACCGGGAACGCGATGATCTGCGTGCGCGGTGTGCGCCGGACCAAGACGATCTCGGTGCCGGGGTTGATGATTGTGTTCGTGCGGAAACCTTCGCCGGGGGTGATCGTGAAGTTGGTATAGTTGTCCCCATTCACAAAGAGAAAGATGTCTTGTGGATTGGAATAACTGATTGAGATAGGGTAAGGGGTCACGGTGGACCCGTTACCATCATACCGTTGGCTGCATTGTTCATTGGTGACGGACATGGTGGCAGAGTAGCTAGGTGTTTTATTTCAGCAAGTCTTTCGGGATTTTGGCTTCCTTCAACCCGGCGTTGATCCGATCCTCCGAGATTCCCAGCTGGCGGAACATTCCGATCGTGGCGTCGAAATCCTTCTTGAGTTTTTCTTCGGCGACACCCATCCGTGCCTCTGCGGTGGCCAGTTCTTCCGGGCTGGCTTTCGCTTTCTGGCGCTTGGTAAGATATGAGTTGATCTCGCGCATGCGACCGGCGAACTCCACGAGATTATCATTGATGAACTCCGGGGAATCCGTGGCCTTGCGGATCATGCGGATACCAGCCATGTAAAGCATGAAGTCGCCGACGTTGTGTTTGACACCACCATAGTCGATCGATCCTTCGACCGATTTCTTGGCACGTTCCCATTGGCGGACGACACCCGGCTTCATCATGTTGTTATAAGCATAGTTGGCCAGCTTGGTGGTGGCGACATCGGGAGTATCAACCTCCTCATTGTAGATCGCCCGGCCACCCTTCTGACGGTCATTGTTAGAGACCATGTCAGCCGCCGTCTTGGTGAAGATGTTCATATCCACCAGTGCTTCTTGCAGGACTTCCGAGACTTCGGCATCGTCCTTGCCGACCGCAGAGATGGCGTTGTAGAACAACCCATATGGGATGACATAGCTGGGATCGAAGTAGGCCAGCTCCTTGTCATCAGCTCGGGTAAAGAGCATCTCCTTGTTCTCGTTCCACGGCTCCATGGCCGCTTCGAGTTTCTCGCGTTCTTCACGGCTCCAGCCGGTGAACAGTTGGGAAGCTGCGTTCGTCGCGGCGTAGAGCAGCATACCCGTGCCAGCGAGACCAGCAATCCGTTTGAACCCATTGGCCATGAGGACAGGGTTGCCGGATTTGAGTTCCCGGCCAGCGAGGATGACGTTGTTCTTGATGCCACGGATCAGCTCGTAGTTGAACGAAACGAAGGTAGGGACAAAGAGACCATACTGGCTGGCTTGGCGAAGCAACTTGGGCACAAGGTCATAGTTCTGGGTTGTGGCCCGCACGTCTTCGACGGCACGGTCCCACGCCTCCTTCACGGTGTCGCCATCCTTGGCGGCTGCGAGATGCTTGTTGAACTCCACCGCGAGCGCATGGCGTTTGAACCCGTTGTCGGAGACCTGATAGAGCTTGCCAGCCTTGTCCTTGAATGTGGCGAATTTCTCACCAGCTGTGGCTTCAACCGCTCCGGCGAAGTCGCGGTCATAGACCCCGGAGTTGAGGAGACCGGCGATCTGCATCTCGGTTTCCATCTGCTTCCATGTGAGCTGTTCCGCACCACCGGCCTTGAGATATGCCTTGGCGTCGGTGTTGTAGAAGGTCTCTTGATCCCCGGTGGTATAGGTGGCTGATTTCGTCTGGTCACGGAGAATGCTGGTGCCGAATTTAAGGAACGCCTTGGCTCCGTCCAGCTTGCGGTTGAACAACCGGCCAGCGATGAACTCCTGCGACAACGCACCATAGTAGTTCACGGCATACGAGCCGGGGTTGAGGATGACCATGTTGAATTTGCCGAATGCGCTGACAGCCGCCACGCTGCGGGCGAAAACCTGTGGAAGCGTGAGGTCGGTCGGCGTGGAACGGAACGCATCTTCGAGTGCTTCGGCCAGCTCGGGATACGTGTAGAAATCCTCGCCGAATCCACGGAACGCTTTTTCGATCCCCGTGGGTCCGTCGCCGATGCGCTTGATGAAGTCACCACCCTTGGCACGTTTCGCGAGACCAGTCTTCACCAGCCAGCTAGCCATGTCCGCTTGAGCTGCATATCCCAGCGCCATGTCAGAGACCTTCTTGCCGGTGACGCGAAGCTCGGCGATCGGGTCCGTCACTTCACCCAGAAGGGCACGGATTTCAGGTGCCAACTCCTTCCGCTTGATAAGGCTGGTCACGTCAACACGACCGGCGGACGAGTTGCCCATGAGGAAATCCTCGGCCTTGCTCGGGTGCAGCATCTCCTTGATCGATTGCTCGGCTTCCGCTTTGGTCAGGCCGGTGGATTGCAGATACTTCATCGCATCATCATATACCTGCGGGTGATCCCGGCGCACAGTGGTCTCGTTCCAGTTGGCCTTCGGGTCATGGACCTTGTAGTGGCGGAACATATAGCTACCGATGTTGTCACCCAACGTCTGGGCCAACGTCTTTTGCATGAATGGTTGGATGTCCTGCGAGAATTTATCGATGAAGTCACGACCAGCTTGTGCCGTTGGCTGGATTTCCGTGGGGAGATTGGCCATGGCTTTCGCATCACCATGGATCGCGGCCCGGATGTCACTGGTGAGGTTGTCGGCGTAGGATTGGCGGAGGGCCGGTGCCTGCTTCTTCACGAGCTTGGCGACCTCTTTCTCCAGCTGGAGAGCGTTGCGGCTGGCCATCTGTTCATACCCATGGCGCATCCGCTCGTATTTGACGCGGGTGGCGTCGAGCGTGCGGCCCGGCGTGCGGCGTTGGCCAAGGAACTTCTGGAGACCATAGCGGAGCTTGGCACCACGAGAGTAGCTGCCGGTGACAGGGTCATCGGCGCGGGGTGGCATCGCTTCACGGACAAGCAGCTGGTCCTCGTGGGAGACCATCCTAGCCAGTCCCAAAGTGGAGTGGCGAAGACTGTCCGGGTCCACGGTGACGGAGCTTTCTTTCACAGTGTTGGACTTCGGAGAAAGCGGCTTGTATCGCGGATCGAGCGTGCGTGCGACCTCGGCCACTTCCTCCGGTGTGCGTGCGTTGAATGACTTGCCGTTCTTGGAAACGGTGAAGGTGCCATCCTCCTTGATGGCGATCGTCGGACGTGAGGTGTTGTCCTGCGCCCATTGCATGCGTGCTTCCGGGGACGCGAAGTTGCCCGGCGTGCTGGCTTCATCCAGACCGAACTCCTCGCGCACACGGCGCATGGCTTCATTGGCGAAGTCACCGTATGACAGGAAATCGAGACCCTGTTCAGGCACGACCACACCGGCAGCTTCGAGAATCTCGCCAGCTTGCTTCTGCGCCCACACACGGCGGTGGTTATCGTCCATGATAGCCACCTCGGCTGGGACATTGACACCCAACGCTGCGAGCTGTGCTTCCATCTCCAGCTGCACCTTCGTCTCGGTATCAGCTTGGGACATTGGGAAGTCCGGCAGCGGAATGCCAGCTTCGCGGAGTTCGGCTTCCGACCGGAACGTGAAGCCCATGTCCTGATAACGCTTCTGGAGGAAATCAGCGGCTTGGTAGGCATTCAACTTCTGGATGTCCGCGATCTCGCTGCGATCGAGACCAACCATGTAGAGCAGGGATTCATCGTGCAGCACCTTGCGGAGTGTCTGCTGGTCCATCTTGATGCCAGCGGCGTGGCCACCCACACTGAGCAGAGCCAGCGGGGCCACGGTGAACATGATGCGCGGGGACTCACGGATCAGGTTGGTCAGCTCGCCGCCTTCTTTGGTGAGGTTGTCCCAGAGGTTGCCATCGGTAAACAGGTTCACATCCTGAACGTCCGCACCCATGGAGTGGTAGAGCTGCTGGACAACGGGGGCGGCACCCTCCTGCCCCAACTCCTGCACGGTTTCATACGCGAAAACCTGACTCCATTGGCCGACCAGTGAGTTGGTGCCGGGCATGCGTGCGAAAAGCGTCTTCATCTGCGTTCGGGCGAGACCGGCGTAGATGCCGGACGCGAGCGCGATTGCCTCCTCCTCGTCGGCGGTCAGCTCGGCGGTGCCCTTCTGCTGGCGCATGTTGGTCCGGAGCTGTTCTTGACGGGCACCAAAAACCACCGGAAGCCCGATGGGGGTGGCCGACATCGCCATCTCGGGGATCATACCAGCTAGGTTGTAAACAAAACCCTTGGGGGAATACCAGTCGCCGTAATCGATCTTGGCGACCGACTCGCGCCAGTTGGAAAGCTGGCTACCATAGAGCGCCACACGTTGCGCGTGGGATGCCTGCTGCTTGAGGGTCTCGCGCTCCATGGGTGTAACCCGACGTTTGCCCACGCCGGGGTTCCAGCGGGACTCTTCATTGGCCACCAGTGGATTTCCGGAGCGCCGGGGGTCGATGCCGGACAGCTGGGTGGAAAGCTGGCCGATGTCACCGACCGGGATATTGCTCCAGACGTAGAGCGGTGCCTCGCCTTCAACGAGCTTGACCACGTTGGACGACAAGCCAGCTGCGGCACCACGGGAGAAGCCACCGAACGTCTTGTCCAGCGAACGCTCCAATGAGTTGGCTACACCGTTCATGAAGCCGTCCACGTCGCGCCCATGGGCTTTCGCGGTCTCGGCCAGCATGGCGTTGACGATCTCGAACTCCTCGGGCTTCAACTCCGAGAATGCCTGCACCATCTCGTCCGTGGTGGCGAAGGTGCCGTCATCGAAGCGGGTGCCCTTCTCCTTGTCCACGGAGCTATCCTGCATGGCGATTGTGTTGAAAGCCTTCCGGACGAGCGGACGGATTTTACCGGCGTTCTCTTCCATGCCTTGATAGACATTGTTGCGGATGGTGCGGATCATCGTCCGCTCCTGATCGGTGAGGTTGGTTTCACCAATGAGGGCGTCGAACGCCGCATCATCCTTGTCATCGGTCATGCCCATGAAGGAAGCGTGGGCATTGTCGCGGGCTGCGGTTTCAATCCGATCGCGGCGATCGAACTGGTTCACCTTGTCCAAACTCCAACGCTTCAATGCGCCGTAGGTCGGCTCGCTCTCACCCTCCTTGGCTCCGGTGATCTGGCGCACCAGTGGCTCCACCGCGCCGGATGCGATCTCACGGGCGGAGAACCCGAACAGCATCGACATCGACTTCTTGGTCAGGTATCGCTCGCGGCCAGCCTGCTTGTTGCCATAGGCGGTTTCATAGTTGCGCACGCGGCCCTCGTCACCTTGATCCTTGACGAATGCCTCGAACGTCGCGTCATCCGCCGTGAAGAGCGTGGCGATCGTGCGGGTGATGCGCTCGGTGTCTTCGGCGGCGGTGCGTGAGCGGGCTTCGGGCGCGAAGCTGAACGGGACTTCGCCACGGTTCACCTTGTAGCCACGGTAGGCCGCGAGGTTATCCTTGAGCTTGACCACTTCACCCTCCGTCTTCGCTCGGTCGAATGTGGGTGAAGGAGGTCCGACCTTCCCAGCTAGCTGGGCTTCGCGGGACTCCAGTGCGTCGAGGGTGGTGATCGCACGTTGATCGGCGACGATAGGATCAACCCCGATGTGGAAGGTGTCGAAAGTGAGAGGATCAAATTTCATGTTAGTCGGCTGGTGGAAGGAGTAGATCAAGGCGTTCGTTGAGGTTGCGCTGATCCGTGGACCATTCCGGCAGAATGTCCGTAGGGGTGTCAATCACTTCGATCGTCTTCCCATTTTTCAGCGTCACTTTGCGGAGCTTGGGAGCGCGTTTGAACTCCTTCTCCTTCTCAACCTCGGCAGTATCATCAACTTCCTCCATGATCCGACCTTGGATTTTCCGCATGTATTCCGACGCACTCGTGGAGTCCGGTTCATGACCCTTGGCGATCTCGTCGTTCATCCACTCGTTCATGGCGTTCTGGAGCTTCTCGCGGAAGCGCACGGCATTGACCCCCTCGAACTGGCGGATTTCAGCCAGCTGGGCTTTGTTCTTCTCCGTCATATCCGGGTTGGCGTCCTGCGCCTTGCCGACGTTGACGTTGGCGAAGCCATTGGCGGTCTCCTTCACCATCGTTTCGATGTTGTCGGCGACGTTCTTGTATTTCTTGGCGCGGTCGCGGGATTCCGCTTCGGTGCCACCAGCTCCATCGGACCCCATGATGATCTGGAAACGCTGGGCCAGCTGGCCACGCAGCTCACCGGCACCGGGGCGCTTGCCCAAGGTGGCGAGGTTGGCGTTCATCTCACTATACCGGCGGGTATATTCATCACGGGTGATCTCACCGTTTTTGAAGGCATCGAAGTCCGAACGGATTTTGTCACCCAGCAGGAACTTCTCGTCCGTGGGGATCGACGTGCGGCTGAAAAGGTTTTTCTTCGCGGCTTTCTTTTCCGAGTCCGTCATGTTGGGCGAGGAATCGACCAGCTCGTCGATAGCCTCCTGCGGCGTGTTCGGGTTGCGGTCGATCTCTTCCGTGAACAGGTCGAGTTCGGCGGTGGTCCGCTTGGCCCGCTCGGTCTCGGCGGCTTCACGGATTTTCGTTTTCTCGAAGTCCGTCCGGTCAGCCCACTTTCCACCGTCTTCGGTTGCTTTGATAGCAGCCATGGGGTCGTGCATGATCTCGGTCTGGGTGTCGAAGCTATCCCGGCTACGTGTGTTGCCAAGCTCATTGCCGTGGTGTTCAACCTCGTCAATGATGTTGTTGTCGTAGGCTTCATTGTTGAGCCGGTCCACCTCGTCAAAGTCACCACGGCGGCGGGCATTCTCCATGTCCGCCCGATAGATGCCACTGGCTACCCTGCGGTTCTCCTTGAGTGCGCTGCCGGTGATGTTGATCGAGCTGCTGCCAGCGAACTCCATGAAGTGTGCATCGAGCTTCTCCATGACGACCGGTGCGAACTTCATGTCACCCATCTGGGTCTTGTAGGTAGCCAGCCGCTTCTCCCATTCAGGGAGCCACTGAGCAGGGTCGATGTTGTTTTCAACGATGTCCATCTGGAACTGCGCCTGCAACGCATCCATGGAGTGGACACCGCGCCGGTAGTCCGTCTGGTTGCGGATGTTCTGCGCTTCGCCAAGGTGCTTCTTGACCAGCTCCATCGAGCCACCGACCGCCTGCGCGATCTTGCCAGCGGATTCAGCACTCGCACGGAAAGCTCCAGAGGGGGCTTCCTCTCCGGAGTATCGTGGTGCAACAAGGATAGGGTTGGGGATGATGGCCATGGTCAGATACGTGGTGAGCTGCGGTAGATGGAGAAGGCTTCACTCGCGCCTTGGGCTGCGGATTTCCACATGTCGAGTGAAGCGTTGAAGTTGTTCTGGCCGATCTGGAGGTCGGTCGCCCATTGGGTCATCTTGCCTTGTTCGAGGTAACTCGAAAGCCGGTCAAGAGCCTGATTGGTTCCTTGGTCGATCTCGTCATCCAGACGGTTGCGGAAGGCACCAAAGACAGCCAGCTGGGTTCCGTTGTCGGCGAAGCCGGAGGCGGCTTGGGCGACACGGAGTTCAGCCAGCTTGCGGTCACGCATCTCCTTGCGGCGGAGCTGGTTTTCCTTGAGCGCGTTCCGCTCGTTCGTTGACTTTCGATCGAGCGCACGCTGCCGGGCATCCGCCTCGGCCTGCGCGGCTTCGTTGGCTGCGTCGGCCTGCGCGTCGGCGGCGTAGATCGACGTGGCGGTGG